ATCGTACATAGGGTACATTTCTGCTGGGGGCATACATGTATTATATATACTTGAACAAACTGTTATTGTTAATAAAAATTTCATTTTAATCCTTGACAATCCTATATTATAATCCTATATTAATTGCAAAAGGAGAATATATGACAGACACAAATAAATATAGAAACGCTTCGTTAAAGAATGAAGTATATACAGCCGGACATTTGTTAGCAAGAGAAATGACCCCAGGCCTAGCACTATCAATGTCACAGACCATAGAGTTATTAATTATGGAAAAGATAAAGAAGTTAGGTTTAGAGTCTAAACTATCTGCTTACACAAAACCGAGCCGAAGACCAGTAAAAAAAAGAAAGAAGAAAAAAAATGGCAAAGCATAGATCACCATTCGCAAATAATGATGTTATACACATAATTGATAGAAACAAAGAACCAGAACAAAAACTCTGGGTCTCTGTTTTAGCCAAAGCATTTGACGATGCTTTTAACTGTACAGATGTACAGGCAGCCGTCGAAGCCTTACGTTGGATTAGACATGGTAAAGATTTCAATTACGTGTGTGGCATGGCAGGTAGAAATCCTGATTACATTAGAGATAGAATGTCAGAACGAGCAAAAGAAAGAGAGGCTTCATTATAATGAGTAAAAGAATATGTCCCGAGTGTAAGGGTAATGGGTATATAAGAAAAAATGTACATCAAGAATGTATTCAATGTTTAAACTGTTGGTCGGAAGGAGAGATAGATGAGAAGATTTGGGCTAGGGATTTTGATCCTATTATTCCTAATGAGTTGCAGTCAGAAGAAAAATGATAGTAACAAACCTTTAAAATGGATAATAAGAGCGGTGACAAATGTGGGTGATATATGAACGACAAACTTGCATATTTGGCAGGACTATTTGATGGAGAAGGTTGTGTTACTTACAAACAATATTGGAGTAGTAAACGTGAGAGTAGACCTAGGAAGTATTATTGTTGGAGGATACAAATGGAAATAGTTATGACACACGAACCTACGATAAAATGGTGTGCTGATACATTTGGTGGCAAGTGTATTCCGAAACCAAGAAAAGAATATAAGATGCAGTATAGATGGCGACAGGGGTTTAGAGATGCTTACGAGATAGCCAAAGCAATAGAACCCTATGCTGTCACAAAAAAGACAGAATTACAAAATATAATAAAACACTATGAGCATAAAGCATAAAATAAAATTTAAAATTGACCGAGATAGGGGTACATATTCTGCCACTGGCGATTCCCTGGACCTTAGCGATGATGGGCAACCTAGCGACGACTCTCGGCGTTCTTCGGGAGAGAGTACCGTTCGCGACGGAGTCTCCCAGGACGATATTGATTACCAAGGCGGAGGAGCGTATAAGGCTATACTAAAACTTTTCTCTAATCAGTTAGATGACGAGAAGTTTGCAGAACACTGTAAAAAATTTTTTAAAGGAGAAGATGAAAACAATACCTGATTTAATAACTGACATACGTTGGTACTATAAAAGAATTATCGACAAGCCTCTATCATGGATGGAGTCGATAGGAAGTAAAATGAATTGCTATGCGTGGAGAAAGCGTTGGCGTAACAGAGAGGAAGGAACAGGATATGGCAAAAGACCAAGATAAGAAAGGCATACCAAAAGTACAGATTGATATGTTTAACTGGGGTCCTTGTGTTGTACGAATGCGTATCAACGAGGATTTCCAAAATAAATTGTTAAGTGAAGCGAAGAATAATAAAGAAGATTATGTCGGTAAGTTAGCAGGACAGATTGATAGTGAAACAGGGTACACGGACGAGTCTAGACAGATTATCTTGCCCTATGTATCTAGTGCATTAGGACTATATAACCAGGCCTATGAGGCTTATACGAAGAAGAAGTTTGAGAAGAATCCTGAGTATATTTTATCAGCACTATGGATTAATCATCAGAAGAAGAATGAGTTTAACCCACCGCACGATCATGACGGCAAGTTATCCTTTGTAATCTATTTAAAGATACCTGAGGAACTAAAAAAAGAAAACGAAGCGTATAGAGGAAGATCATGTGGCCCGGGCGGTATACAGTTTCTATATGGTGAAGGACCTAGAGACGCTGTAACTTATATGTCATATTTTCCGCAAGAGCGAGATATGTTTATATTCCCTGCGTGGCTGAAACATTGGGTAAGTCCCTTTAAATCAGACTGTACGCGTATTAGTGTGTCTGGAAACATACATGACTCTGCGCCGTTAAATAATATAACTAAATTTGGACCTGAATATGTTGAGACTAAAAAAGACGATAGTAAGGCTTAGAATGTGGTACGCGGATATACGCGGACATCACGGTAAGCGTTGGGACTATGAACCTGGAGAATGGTACATGGGTCGTCATCGAAAAAAATGAATTGTTGGCACTGTAATACAGATCTAATATGGGGTGGAGATCATGATGCAGAGGATAGTGACACTTTTAGCATGGTTACAAATTTAAGTTGTCCTAAGTGCCATAGTTTTGTGGAAGTTTATTACCCTAGTGAGGAGACTATAAAAGAATATGATAAAGAAGAATAATCGATACAGCTATGCCACCGGTACACGGTACATGGATCACGGACAACGGAGATATGATGTTGCCGGTTATAGATTACCAAGTGTAACGACCATTTTGGGTCGAACTAAAGATCAAAAGTTTTTACAGGATTGGAAAAAGAAAGTTGGCGAAAAAGAGGCAGAGAGAATTAAAACAACTTCCGCTACACGTGGAACAGCAATGCATAAATATTTAGAGAACTATGTATTAGGTAAAGGTTATGAAGATCTAACTGAGTTGGGACAAGAGACTAAACGTATGGCTGAGAAGGTCATAGAGCTAGGTCTAGCCCCTGTCAGTGAAATATTCGGCTCCGAGGTTACACTATACTATCCAGGCCTCTACGCAGGCTCTACAGACTTAGTTGGTATACACAACGAGAAAGAAACTGTTATAGATTTTAAACAAGCTAATAGACCAAAGAGAGAAGAATGGATTGGAGATTATAAACTGCAATGCGCAGCGTATGCCATGGCACATGATCAAGTACATGGCTCTAACATTGAACAATGTGTGATTATGGTATGTACTCCTGACCTATACTACCAAGAATTTAAGATTGATGGACTTAATTTACGTAAAGCAAAACATGATTTCTTACGTAGACTAGATCAATACAACGATATTATGAACGATGAAAAGGAGACCTATGGCACATGATATACTATACAACGCTTTGATCAAAAGATACGAAGCTGAGATCGCTGACGCTAATGCGAAGATAACAATTATGTTTACTAGCCCGAGAATCATACCTGAACACATAGATGTGACTGGTGAGATTGATAAGGAATTAGGCAAAATTGAGGCAGCAGAGTCAAAGATGTCAATATTGCAGCAAGTATATGGCAGAAAAAAGGCAAACTAGGACACTATAGTGATGTCAGAAACAAAAAAAGTTTTTTTTATAAAAAAAAATAATTCAAAATAATGTCCAAAATGTTCAATAAGCTAGCAATACCAACAAAATATTGGGTTATATTGGACACTTTTTTAATATTTTGGACACTTTCTGTGGTATATATACCTATATATGGACACTTTTTTAAAACTTTGGACACTATTTGAAATGATTGGACACTTTTATGAAACGTAAGAAGAGATATAAACACGCAAACATAGGTAAAAAGAAGTATTACTTTTATTCTATCAGGTGGTTGGACATCACGGGTGATGCCGGGCATGCAACTCCAGAAGAGTTTGATAAGTTTGGTTGTGCTGTCATGGTAACACAAGCCTATGTGTATAAGAAAGATAGTAAGTTCTTATGGACGTTTGCTTCTTATGATGAGAAGGAAGAAGTGTTTAGTGATAGAAATGTATTTCCTAAAGGTTGTATTATGAAAATGGAAAGGATTACTCTTTGATCTTCTTTAGGTCTGGAGTAACATCTATAATCTGTGAGTAGTCGTCTAAAATTTGTTTCATCTTTGCTTCTAATTCTAGTTCTGATAGGTCCTCTAATTTTCCTGTTTTTATTATCTTGCGGTCTATATATAATCCTGCTGCTTTGCCTCGGTTTGTTTCCGCATTCACGGCTGCACTCCAAGCACCCTTTTTCAAAGCGCGTTCCCTAATTTTACCAAGTTCAGCTATGTGGCCATCATAAGTCACTTCAAACTTTTTAAGTCTCTCTTCTTTTAAATTGCCTATGTACTGTACAACAAGTGGATATAGTTTTGGGTTTGTAAGTGTAGACCCTTCTTGTCTTGCATTGTTCTTACTGTACCCAGCAAGCGTAGCTGCTTCTGTCTTTGTCATGGGTCCATCAGGTCCACCATATACTAGGTGTTCTGCGAATCTCATCTGCATTTCTGTCAATCTTTTTGGTACTCCCATATTGACTTTTTAAGCCAACAATCCTATAATGTCAATATGATAACGAAAGAAGAAGCAATAGCTTTTGAGAAACAAATAGAAGATATAAATAAAAAAGAAGACAGAGGGCCTAGTGATCTAGAGCTTAGAATAGAAGACTTAATGAGAATAAGTCTGTCTCATCAAAACTTAAATGCTGATCTTAGAAAAGAAATATCTTTCCTTAAAAAGAGAGGTGAACACTTTGAGTATATGTACAATCAACTTAAAAAAGAGAAAGAAGATTTACATGAAAAAGGTCAGAGCATGTTGAATGAGTTTAGAAACAAGGGTGATGTCTAGTGTTTGTTAGACACTTACAAGAGTATCTTGATAAGTTTACAACTGGTCCTAAGGGTCAGAAAGGTAATGCTGTAAGTAATGCTAGAATATATATTCTAACAGACAAGGGCTACCTTGAAGAGATCAAACGTATTGAAGTTCACGAAAGCACAAAGCCAGGAGACACATCTGTTCGTGTGGTTTTGAAACCAAACAAAGAAGAATTAATCATAATGCCACCAGGATATGTTAAAGATTACTAATGACATTGTTCGCTTAAAAAACTTATGGGTCCAGAGGCAAAACTTTACAGAAAATTTAAGAAAGCAACACCCACAATATCGTACTCTCGTATAGAAAATTTAGCATTACCAGGTGTGCCAGATACACTCTGTTACAACAAATATAATACTTTTTTCACAGTTGAATTTAAGGTCGCAAAAGCCAACAAGGTTAGGCTAAGTCCACATCAAATTGCATGGCATATGAGACATCCGTATAATACTTTCATCTGCATCGAGGCCCTCGGTCCGGGCATCGTGAAACTTTATGAGGGAGAACAAGTCCGCGAGCTTGCTGCTTGCGGCTTGGAGCTTGAACCTTTGTGCTTGGGGCTTGACGCTTGCGGCTTGCTGCTTACGCAGCTTGGAGCTTGAAGCTTGCGGCTTACTAAATAACCATTGTCCCTGCACCATTGTTCATGGTGCATCCTTATTATTGAATCGAATTTAGTGTTGGCCATATGCAACGTTCTTGACTTCAGGGCTCCAG